CCAGACGCCGCCCTCGACCTCGAGCGCGATCATCTGCTGCGGCCAGGCGTAGTCGAAGCGCCAGCGTCTCTTCGCCTCGAACTTCCACTCACGCTCTGGCCGCGGCAGGCCGCGCACCTCCAGCGCGCGCAGGAAGACCTCGGCGCGATCGAAGGCCCGCTTGATCTTTGGATCCGGCGCAGGATCCGGCTCGCGGGAGATAGTCTTCGGCCGCTTAGATAACGCCAGCTGCCGTGCGATCTGGAGGCGGTAGCGCTCGGGGAGGTCGGCGATGGTGGGCTTGCTCACGGCTTGATTCCCCTTCGGCGCAGCAGATGCGCGCGCTCCTCGTGCGTGATGTATTCGCGGCGGTAGCCTCGGTTGTAGATCCGCTGCCGAACGGCAGCCTGCTGCATCCGCACGGCGGCCTGGATCTCCTTGAACGGAGCGAAGCGCGCGACCATCTCGTCGATCACCTCGGACTTTGGATTTGGTCTGGCGCTCATCGTTTCTTGAATCTCCCGGCCTTGTCGCGGCGCTCGGCGTCTTTCTTGATGTTGCGGAAGAACGAGTCCATCCACTCGCGGTCGCGGCCGAGACGCTCGCCGTTGCGAAGTCCCCAAAGGAAGCCGAACGAGACTCCCGCGCAAAGCATTATCGCGCCGAGCGCGAAGATTTCCAAGGCATTCATTGGTCACCTCCTTCGTTATCTTCCGCGGTTATCAGCGCGTAAGCGACGACGGCGACTAGGATAACGCTCGCCCAAGCAATTACGTTTAAGCTCATCGCGCACCTCCCTTGTACCACTCGGGCAGGTCGATCTCCTGCACGTCCTCTGGCATATTCGGCCAGCGGTTTGCCTCGATGCAGACTTTCAGCCGCACGAGGTCGGAGAGCGTTTCCTCTTGGCCGCGTTGCAGCGCCGTGTTGCTGACTTTGTAGACCGCTACGCCGAACGGCTCGCACTTCTCGACGGCGACGAAGAAAAAGTCGGTGCAGGCGATTCCGCAGTCGTAGAGCAGCGGAAGGTAGAAGCCCGCCTGCCGGTGGTAGCCCAGATTAACGAAGGCTTTCTCGAAGTTGCGAAAGGCGCCGTCGTCCAAGCTCTCCACCGTCTTCAAATCCACGACGTAGGGCCGCGGGCAAAGCGCGCAGCCGTTGCCGTTAAACCAGTCCGTGCGCGCCTGCACGCGCAAGGTGGCGAATGTCTTCCGCCAGACGAGCTCGGGCTCGCCGTCGCGGAAGAGCTCCGAGGCCGCAGGATGCGCCATCACCGCATCTCGCATCTGATGCACCAGCGCAAAGTCCTCGCCATCGAGGATCGTCTTGCCACCGTTAGCCTGGGCGAACTGCTCCCACGCCGCCTTGCCCTCCTTCGTGCGCCGGTCGATGCCGTCTGGCCGGCGAGCGTAGAGCGCGCCGTAGGTCTGCGGCTCGAGCACCGCGGCGTGCGTCGCGCGGCCGATGGCAAACGCGGAGGAGTCCGCGTCAGGCACGACGCGCAGCACGTACTTCCGGTGGTACAACGCCGGCCGCCGGCGGAACACCTCCAGCTTGCTATGGCTGATTGCGTCCGTCGCGTGGTAGACCTCGGACGGCTCGCCTCGAATCGCGGCGTTCATTCCGCACCTCCGATCTCGAGCTTGGCCTGGAGCGGATCGACGACGGCTTCGCTCTCGTCCTTGAATCGCACCGACCAGCCAACCTTGACTGTCACGGTGGGCGCCATCGCGAGCGCGTCCCACTCGATGGTAAAGGACGCCTTCGCCTTCGGCTCGGCCTGCGTCTCGTCGTCCACGAAGGATTCCTCCGCCGCCTTACGCATCGCGTCGTAGTGGGTTTCGAGGAGCGAGCGAACTTGCTCCGCAGCTGCCGCGATGACCGCGGCCTTCTTGATTTCGTGTGTGGTTTCCATTGTGGAAAGTGCTTAGAGGTTGTCGCCAAGACCGCGCGGCGTGACGTTGACCGGCTCGGCCGGGATGTCCCTGGCCTCCTCGACCGTCCTCAATCCCTTTAGCACGTCGCCGAAGAGATCGCGCAGCACGTAGCCGCGGGCGCGAAAGCGCAGCATCCGCTTTGGGTAGTCGGTCCACGGTCCCGACTTGGCCCAAAGCTTCGCGCGCTTGGCGTCAGCGACGGTGAATGTCTCGACGGTGGAGGCATCGCCGCGGGCCGCGGTCACGCGGTAGCCGTGCGCGTCGGTGTTCGGCTCGCCGATCTCTTCCTCCTTGTAGCTCGTCAGCAGCCCCGAGGCCCGCACCAGCGCGAGCGCGGCGTCGCCGTAGATTGCCGGCCGGCCATTGATGACCGCAGTATTTTGGAGCGCAGCCATAGGCGTAAGCCCGAGCTCGGCGCCAAGCTGGATCGCGACGAGGACCGACTCGGGTTTTTCCATCCCTTTAGGCGCAAAGCCCGAGGCGACGATGGCGTTCGCGAATCGGTAGGCGTCCTCAAGGCTGGCGAGTTGCACGCCCTGCGCGCCGAAGGTGACGGGTGATTTGCTTAGTTTAGAGGCGGGACTGGCCGCGAGTTGGGTCTCTTCTTTGACGGTCTCTGCGTTCATTGTCTGGTCTGTGTTGTTGTTTTGCTTCTGGGTTGAGCCCGGTCGGGAAGTCTCGGCCGGGCTTTAAGTTTAGAACGGCACTTCGTCGGTCAGCGTCTCGGTGACGAGCGTGACCTTAGATCCGGCGGCGAGCGTGCCGCGGTTGCCGTGGACGATCTGGCGCGCTGCGTTCCTCAAGCGGACGTCTTCGGCTCGCGGAGGGAACGGCTTGCCGTTGTTGCCGATGCGCGGCTCCGGCTCCTGGGCGTACCACTCGACCGACTTCGCGCCGAGCGAGCGCAGCGGCTTGCCGGCGTTCTTGCCGAAGTGCACCTCGACGCTGCCGGGATCGTCGACGAACTCTGTCGGCTGCGGGATGTCCTTCGGAGCACCAGCCGGAGCCGGCGCGGAAGCTGCGGCCGGAGCCGCTGGCTTGTTGGCGAGCAGCGCGCGAATGGCGCGGAGCTCGGCGATGATCTGGTCTGCTTGTTGGTCGGTCATTGTGTTTTGGCTTTAGGTTTACGTAGTCCGAGGATGTGGCGCATCTCCCAGTCGCGGAAGGAGGCGGTGACCTGCTTGTGGATCTCGCGCCACGTGACCCAGCCCTCGCCGGGGATGAAGACCCAGTAGTGCGAGCGCTCAACGTGCCCGTGGTTTCCGGTGTAACGCGCTGCGGAGTGGCCGCCGCCGGTTAGGTTCTTGATCGGCGTGCTGCGGTTAAAGTTATTTTGCATAGCGCATCCAGCGAACCTCGCGTGAGTAGACGAGCGCCTGCTCGCGCATTGACTGGCGAAGCAGTTGCCGCTCAAGCCACCCGCGCTGCGCCTTGGATTGATCGCGGAAGACGATCGCCTTGCCGAGAGCATAATGCGAATAAGCGAGGCCGGAGGAAAAGAGCTCCTTCGTCGCGCGATTCATCGCATAGCTCTCCGAACCTTCTCCGCATAAGGCAGCGTAGCCGGCTTGCGCGCCCCAACGGGTCCGCCGTTATGCACGCGAGCCAGCGTCTCGACGTCGCCAGCCGCCCACGCCTGCGGCGCGTAACGCTTGAGGTAGGCGGTCGCAACGCGGCGCGCGTAGGCGAGGTCGGTCACCTGCTCGTATCCGCCGCCGACCCGCGAGTCAGCGTGATAGGCTCGGCTGATCTGGAGCGGCCCGAGGCTCTTGCCGTTGTCGCCAAGGATGGCGCCGGTGCGGCCGCTGGTCTCGACTTGGTGAAGCGCCCGCCAGAATGACTCCGGCGGCGCGGCGTGGCTGGCGGAGGCCAGCGCGAGCAAGGCGAGGAGGCGACTCACGGCGTCACCTCCGCGCGAAGATACGGATGCTGGAGCAACTTGACCGCACGATGCGCCGTCCAACTGTTGTAAGCGCCATAAATCTCCAAAACACGGTCAAAACGCGCCTCGTCTGGAGCGGACTCAAGCGCGACGAGCTCGCTTTGCACGTCGTCGCACGCGACCTGATGCTCGACGAGCTCAACCCAACGGACGCAATCGGTGCCGTAAGTGAGCTCAATAATAAGTGTGTGAGTGCTGGTCATTGTCGTTGTGGTCGTTGTTGCGCCGGGGCGTGATTGCCTCCGACACCACCGACAATGCAGAGCCGTCCGGCGCGGTCAACTCTTTTTCTCAAAATTCTGTCCGGCTAAATCTGACAGTCAGACGTCGACGGCATCCGCGAGCGCATTGCTGCCGAAGTCGCAGCTGATCGGCTCGGCCTTTGCGGCCACGTAAAGCTGCGCGAGGATGCCTGGACTCGTGAGCTCCGCGTTGCTCAGATACTGGTCGAACTTGTCACCGCGCAGCCAGAGCTTCGCGATCCAAGGAGTCAGCGGCGCCTTGCCCGACTGAGCCGCGGCAGCGTCCACGTAGAGCGCGAAGAAGGCCGAGGACTCCTTTGCCGCGCGGTCCCAGCGATGAGCCACGAGGCGGATGTAGTTGCCCGAGATGCCGCTCGGCAGAGTGAAGGATTTCTGGAGAGCCATAAATCAGGTGTAGTCGGTGAAGCGGCCCGAGAGCCGCAGATTGCCCGCGCCGAGCGTCCCGCCGTCATTGCGGAAGATCTTCACCACGGCGTTGGTGCTCGTCGAGCCTGCGGCTTGGCTGTCGTAAAAGCCCGCGTACAGCACGTCCTCGACGACGACGATGCCATCGTCGGGCTTGGCCGAGAAGCCGCGGTTGGTCAGCGATATGTTGACGTTCTCGCTCGTGCCGCCGCCGGTCAGCGTCACCACTTCGTTGGTCTCGTAAACGACGTTGACTTGGCGCGTGCTCGATCCGCCGCCGGTCTTGATGCCGGTCGTGGTGACGTCGTCGGAGTTGTATTTGGCGACGCTGCCGGTGCCGATAGAGGCGGCGCTGTTGGCGTTGCCGAGACTAGCCCACGCGGAAAAGCTGCCCGTTCGATTGACTGCGCGCACGCGAACGTAGCCTGCGGTCAACGTCGCATTGTAGAAGAAGCATTGCGTGTCTCGCGTCGTGATTGGTCCGTTCGAGCCAGTAGCTGGTGACCAAGAATAATCGGTCGCACCGTCGGAATCGGTTCCAGTCACCTTGACCTCGTAATACGAAAAATCGGACTGCGTATTCGGGCTCCACGATACGCGCGTGCCGAAAAGGAATGTCGTCGTTCCGGTGATGTATGCCGGCCGAACGCCATCCTTAGAAATTGCGCCGCCGGTCGGCGTTGTCACCGTGCCCGAGTAATTCGGAGCCGTGCGCGAGAGGGTCGACGAGATCGCGCTTGCAGCGTTCGAGAATGACAGCGCGCGGGCCGCGAACTCGTAAGCGACGCCTGGGGACAGGTCGTCGATGGAAGCCGCGACCGAGCCCGAAGAGAGGACATTAGCAATGACCCATTCGCTCGCGCCGCTGCGACGGTAGAGAATTTGCAGCACCGCACCGCCGGTTGGCATCGCCGGCGCCGTGACGGTGATACGCGCCAGCGCGGTGCCGTCGCTTGCGAGGTAGGTCGTTTCGCTAGCGAACGTCGGAGCGTTGGGTGTCGACGGCGCGGTGTTCGAGACAGCCCCGGCGGTGATCGCGACTGGCGTCGCCTGCACGCGGGTCGCAAAGCCGGACACGTTCTCGAGCGCGTCGTAGGCGTTGACCCAGTAATAATACGTCGTGCCAACCGCGACGTCCACGTCCACGAAGCGCGAGGCATCGACCTCGGCGATCTTGTTCGTGTTCGCGTTGGCCGGCGTAACGCCGGTCGTGTTGCGATAAATGCCGTACTCGCTGAAGTCCGCAGCGGTTGAGTCGTCCCAGTCTAGCCCCACCGCGGCGCCGGTGCCGATCGTCGCGACGAGATTCGTCGGAGTATTAGGCGCGACCGTATCCTTCTGCACGTTGACCGTCCCGGTCACGTAGGACGTCGAGACCTTGAAGAAGCTCTCGCCGAAGATGCGGACGTTGTAAGTCAGCCCGATCTTCACGTCGCTTGAGATGTAGTCCGTCGTCTGATCGCCGGGAACCGTGTTCCAGGTCAGGTAGGTCGTCGACGTGCTCTCCTTGTATTCAATGCCGACGTTGCCGCCGGCCTGCACGAACTGCTCCGCCGGCGCGGACCACGAGACCAAAATACGAGGCAAGGCGGTGCCGTCGGCTTGAATCAACTGCGTCGTGCCGTCCGCGGTCAGCGTGAGGTTAGTCGGCGCGGAGAGCGTGAACGGATCCGGCAGCGTCGTGTTCGGCGCGTCGTCGACATAAACCTCGTCGGTCACGTTCCAATCGTAGATGGTCGACGCCGTCTCGCGTAGCGTCATCTCGATCGCCAGCTGCGGAGGATTGCCATCGCTTGCGAAGTTCCACTCCATCACCTCGAAGACCTTCTGGGTCCAGCCCATCTTCGAGTTAGTAATCATCACCGTATCTCCGGCCCTGACCTGCATCGCCTCCAGCCTGAAACGCGCGGTCATCGTGATCTCCTCGCGGGCGCGGCGTAGCTCGATGACGGCCAACCGCTGGGCGCACGAAGGCGACGTCGTGAACGGCAGCGCCACGTCGCGCCAGTAGCGGATGCCGGCGTCCTTGGTCACGTAGGTCGTCGACGTGATCTGCGGGAAGTCGGACGGCTGCCAATCGTTCTGCGGCGAGACGTAAACGCCTTTAACTCCGTTCACGCGGTCGCGCGCCGAGGTCTTGGTCTGCACCGTCATCTGTCCGGCGAAGTGCTTCTCGGTCAGCGTGACGGTAGGGATCCGGTAGCCGGCCGCATAGACCACGACCTTGCCTCCCGAGTAGGCGATGAGCCCGCCCATCGCGGTAATAAGCTTGCCGATGTTCTCGTCGGGCGAGGCGCTGGTGTAAAGGACGCCGTTCGCCTCGTATCGGTTCTCGTAGGTGGCCGGCGAGGTGACCGGCTTGATCTCAACATCCTCGTCGCAGATGTTTGCCGCGGCGTTGATTGCCGTATCGTCGATCTCGGCCGAGTCCATCGCCATACCCAGCGAACTGGTCAAGTAGTCACGAAGGCAGAGCGCAGGGTTAGCCGAGTAAGCGGTCGTCGCCGTGCGCGGATCGTAGACCTGCTTGCCCTTGACCACCGCGGCGATGTTCGGGATGCCGCCGGTCCACACCTCCTGGTTCCAGACGAGCCGCACGTAAATGTACGCGATGCCGCGGAGCCGATGATTGCTCGTCCACTTGCCGTCGGTAAGGCCGGATGTCGCCGTCTGCAGGTTCGTCTCGACCGTCTGCGTGTCGGATCCAAGCTTCTTGTAGATCTCGGCGTAGCCCGTGAAGCGGCCCTGGGCGGCGCTGCCCGCGCCAGTTAGCGCGAGCTCATCGTTGAAGTAGACGTCGCCGATCTCCTCGACCTCGTGACCGGCCATCGCGACGACGAGGTGCAGATACTCGTTCTTTGTTCCCGTCGTTGAGATGTAGACGATGACGCCCGAGGTCTTCGTCTGGCCGTAAACGATCTGCCGCGCCGCAATTGGCGAGCGAATCATCTGCGAGCGGTCAGTCAACGACGGGTCGGAGTAGCTCGGAGCCTTCGGCGCAAGCAGCTTCGAGGCCGCCATCGAGGCAGCGGTCGTCGCGATGAACTTGAGCACGAACATAACCGCGTTGGCCGCGGCGACACTCAGCCCCACATCCATCAAAGCGATCCAGACGACGACGGCGACTTGCGGCATAGTTAGAGGCGCCAGCAGGCGGCGCCGTTGAGGTCGAGGAACTCCAGCCCATCGCGGCCCACAAAGGCTGCAACGCTGCCCAAGCAGACGCCCAGCCCGATGCCGTTGCCCACGTCGCGGGCGATCACGTCACCGCGGCGAGCAAGGCCGATCTGCGTAGGCTCAAGCCCAAGCTCGCGCGCCAGCTCCAGAATCCCACCGGCCTTGTCGATGATGCGCTGCGCTCCGATGCCGCTTGAGTAGGTGCCGCGATAGTGCGCCGCGGGATCTCGGCCCGTTGCCCGCGCGACCCAGTCGGCGGCGAAGAGGCAGCAGTCATTCGCGCCCCACGCGAACGGCTGGCTGCGCCGCTCCTCGATGAAGCGCGCAAGCTCCGCGGGAATGTCGGCAGCCTTCATTCGTAGCCGGTCGGTCCGGTCTTGTCGCCGCCGTTCCAGTTCGTTTGCTGCGTCTGGTTCGGGTTGCCCCAGTAAATGGCCTTTTCCTGGATCGCGGTCACGAACTCCAGCCCGAGGTCGCCTGGGAAAAGCGCTGTCTGCTCCTCGTGCGTGTAGCGCACTTCGCGCGGTCGCTTGAAATCAACGAGTCGGTTCTCGGCCGTCATCGTGATGTCCGCTGACTGGCCGTCGTCCGAGATCTGCATCACGTCCATCCGCCCCTGGAAGACGGTCACCGGCGACGAGATCAGCGTGCCGGCGGTAGGCGAGAGCGCGCCGAAGAGCACCGTGCAATCGCGGCCTTGGTAATCCTCGGTCAGCGCAAGCGCGATGTTAGCGGTCGGCACGCCCGAAAGCCGCATCGAGATTCCGAGGGCAGCGAGGTCGGTCGTCTCCTCGATCGGCGAAATGCTGCCGAAGGTGCCGATGCCGAGGTAAGGCACGCCAGCGTAAGTCAGCGTCCCGTACCCGGTCCAGAGGCGCGTGTAAGCGGAAGGGAAACTAAGCGAGACGAGGATGACCGGCGCTAGCTGCACCGTCGTCACCTCGGTCACCATAGCGGCCGAGAGCGTCCGGCCTGCGGTTGTGATGCTCATTGCGCGACGTCCTCCGCGATCGAGAAGGTAATGCCGTAAATGCTCGCGAGCTCTATCGACCACTCGGTGCGCGACTCGGCCAGCCGGAAGACGCCCTTTGCGTTGGAGTAGGTGATCGACGTGCCGCCTGTGTAGCTGGAACGCAGAACCGGGAAGAGGTCGACGCTGCTGGAGGAGTTGACCTGGACGACCTTGTAAAGCGAGGTCGAGATCTGGAGCCAGTCGCCGACCGCGAAGGTTCCGGTCGCGCCGGAGATGCCGAGCGTCGAGGTGTTGGCGGTCGCGCTGCTGACGGTCAGCGTTCCGGTTACGTTGCCCCGCGCTGAGGTGTTGGCGTAGTCCTGGAAGTAGAATGTGCCGCGCTGCGCTGCCAGCAGGAAGCCGATCACCTCCTCGGCCGCGGCGCGCGTCATAGGCGGGCACTCCACCGAGCCCATCCACGCCTGTCCCGGCCAGTTGTATTGCTGCGTCTGGAACGTGAACGGCGAGACGTTGCGCGAGGTCGCGCTCATCCCAGACAGCGTCAGCTTCGAGATGCGGAACGGCGACGGCGGCGTGAGTGGGTATGTGAGTGCCATAGCTTAGGCGAACGCTGCGCGGTAGGCGCCACCGCGGCGCACCATATCTGGGATCTCGGCCTTGAGTCGCTTCCGCTCCGTCTCAAGGATCGGCACGAGCTCGGCGCGGGTGACGCCGGCGGCGATGTGGTAGTTGACCGTGACGCCAGTCGATCCGCCTCCGTTGGAGCCAAGGCGATTGTTCGGCACGATGCTGCCGGACGAGGCCGGCATAAAGAGCTCCGGCCCCTTTTCGCCGACGAGGTACGGCGTGCCTCCGGTGACGGGTCCGCCAGATGCGCGGCCGGTGAAGAGATCCGCGAAGAAGTTCCCGAGGCCGCTCGCCATAGGCTTGGTCACTTGCTCGCGGAAGATCAGCCGCAACAGATCCTGACCGAGTGCGCGCAGAACCTCGCGCAGCTTGGTGCCGGAAATGATCGCGTCCTCGAATGACTGAGCGATGGTTGCGCCGAAATCCATTCCAAAGGCGCGGCGCTCCTGCTCTAGTGCGACGATCTTTTCGATCACGTCCTTGAGCTTGTTCTCTGCATCGGTCTCAAGCTTGAGAACCTCGACTCCGTTGCCCTTCAGGGAATTGATAAATCGAACCAGCGAAGCTTGGTCCCGGTAGAGCAGATTAAGCTCCTGCTCGGTCGTCAGCGCCTTTTTTCCGACTCCCTCCAGTTCTCGCTCCGCTTGTCGACGGCTGTCTCGCGCAGCATCGAGCTTCTCGTTCGCCTGCTCCTCTGCTTTAGCTATCTGTTTCAGCAGCTGCTCGCGCTGCGCCAGAATTGCGAGCGCGTCCTTTTGCAGTCGGAAGCCTTTTTCCGGCTCACGCTCAAAAGCTTTTACCGCCTCCTCAAACCCCTTGGCAGCATCTTGCAGGAGCGTGTCCGCGAGCTCCTGCTCGGTCATATTCATCCGCGACATCTCGACTTGGAGCCTCCGCGTCTCCTCGGTGATCGACTCAATCTCCTTCTTGGATCGCTCAAACTTGAACTGGCGAATGATGTCTCCGGTCGCCTTGACTTTGCCGGGGTCGAAGACGCTGCCGATGTCGATGCCGACTTGAGCCAGCGCGATTGGTATCTTGGTCAGGAAATTGAGGATTCCCTCGACGGCCTGCTCCATCCTGATGGCGCTCGCGATCTGCTCGTCATCGAAGCCCATCTCCTCGCCCGCCATAGCGACTTTATCCAGTCGCTGCTTCATCATATTTAGCGTGCCGAGGACAGCCTCGCCGCCGAAAGCTAGCTTGGTAATGCGCGCGAGACCGCGGGTGCTGTTCTCGACCCGTTGCAGCGAATTTTGCACCGAGGCGAACGCAGCCCGCGTCGCGTCGACGGCCCTGAGCGTGAATGTTGCGCTAGCCATTGCGGTGTTGGGTTCGCTGCTGGTGGTTTAGGTAGGCGATCCAGCCGTTCATCTCGTGGGCTGGCATCTGGAGGACTTCGTAAGCGAACTTGCCGAGACGATCC